TTAGATTTGTTTAAATAAAACTTACACATCTTCACTATCTAAACATTTATAGCACATTCTTTCATCTGCGTCTCCTTCAACAATATCTTGAAAAGGAAACTCACATTTAATACATGTCCATTTCATATTTTCTCCTTAATTAAAAGATAACAAAAAGAAAGAGAGCCTCACATATTCCTTGTATGGCTGTCAGTCTTTCTCGTCAAGCGAGGTTCAGGTGAGCAATTAAGTTCTCTACACCATACAGGACCAGTTATTGGCTCTCTTAATTTTAGAATATATATCTAATTTTTTGCCAAGGCACAACAGTGTTATGCAGTTGCTTAAAATCTTTTATATATTGTTTTTTGTTATGTCGTTTATATCTTATGTTTAAACATCCAAATTCTGATGTTTTTGGTTCTTGCAAATCTGGTCGCCATATATACTTTTCACCATCTGTGCCATGTATAATATTATGATTGTGCATTTCTTTATTATGTGTAAGAAATATACATTCTGCTTTTACTTTATGTTTTATAGATTCATCTACAATAGAATCTACTAATTTAAATAGATCATTGTAATCTTTTTGAAAGTTTTCATATACAATAATTGGTGAATAATTTATATGTACATCATAACCTGCTTCATAAAAATCATTTACTGCTTTTATTCTATCTATAATTTTAGATGTACTAGGTTCTAATATATCTGATAATACTTGTGGCATTAGACTAAATCTTATTCTAACTTTTCTGTTTGCATCATATGATAATAAGTTTTTGTTTACATATTTTGTTGCAGCTGTACCCATTGCTTTTGGATCATACTTAAAATAATCAAATAAATATTCCCAATCATGGTATTTAGCATGTAATACATAATCTTCATTGCAACTGAAATCATATGTATAATATTTATCATGTGTTTGATTTGGTTCTTTTGGCCATTTTAATAGCCATAGATGTCTTGCTATAGCATCAAGTATTTGCTCTGGATTTTTTGCTATTGTAAGCCCTTTAGGCATATGTCTACGCATATAACAATAGTTACATTTGTATAAACAGCCATAACCAAAGCTTGGCGTAATAAAATCACTGCTTCTTCCAGAATCTCTTATAATCATTGATTTTCTATTTACATATTTCATATTATTCCTTAATTTTATAGAGCCTGCAAGGTAGTTCTTTTGCATATGTATGATCTTGATCTATCCCATTGCTCATCCTGACAGTAATCTTACAGGCTCTATTTATTAATGTAGTCAATGCAACTGTAACCCTCAATACGATAAATCGTTTTGTGTCGGCTGGGCTTATTTAGCTTAGTTAATACAGCGCCATACAGGTTCTCTTAGAGATCAAGAATATTGCATATGCTCACAAGTATCTCCGTGACTGACATGACTACATTAAAGTGTGTTTCTTTAATACATTTTTCTTGGTGCTTGCCATCCAAGGTTTTGGTCTGATATTACTAAGCCAATCTTGAACAGTTGGAATAAATCCTAAATCCTCACGTATATGTTGTTCTGCTATTGATCTAACAGGTATATCTTTATTATCTGAGTTTTTAATCATTATTCCAAATTTTAGTTCACATTCTCTAATACCTTGAGTATGATGTCTTAGTGCTCTATGACGTAAATCACCATAGAAATCTTTTGTTTCATCAAACCAAGCGTGTATTTGGTAGTAATCGTTTTCTTTACCACCAAATAACTTTACACTTGATTTACAATGATGCAATGATTTCATAATTCGTGTAACTCACTGTCATAACCAAACTCTGGTTGTTTACCATTTAGAAAATATTTTTCTGTAACATCATTGCAAGCACGTACATTTTGTCCACCGCTTACAAGAATATTTTGTTTTTCTAAATTCCAAACAATTTCACCTTGACCACCTTCGTTGTTATACCAATCATAATCAATAAGATCTACAAGTTCCCAATGAAAATCACTATTAAGTTTTAAATCAGGATGTTGTTCTCTGAATTTATTATAATCTTTTTGAAGTTCTAGTTGGTTTCTTGTGAAGTTTTTATATTTATCAAAGTTATCTTCTTTATTATGATTCCATCCTTCACATTGATAATCTTCATAATAACTTCTTCCATCGATTGTTTCTTTAAGATTTATTTCAGTTTTCCAGCCTTCTGCATGAAAACATTCACCAGAGTCACCACATCCTTCATACCATACTCGTATGTATTTGTAGCCAAGTTCTTTTAAATATTTGTTTAATAATTTATAAGATTCAGCTCGTTTTCTACTTGCTTCTATTCTATCATCATGCCATTTTTGTACGTCAAATGTCATTTTTTGTCTCCTTATTTTATGAATTCTTTGGGGGCGAACCATTTGTTATTTTCGAGGTGTCTTGAGTGATCATCGATGTCGTCCCCCGACCATGTTAGTATATTGTCCACATCGTCCACCAAGATGTTTTGAAAATACTTAGGTCATCGCCCTTGCACGTTGGGCTTAAGTTTATATAAACCTACACTTTTTCCTTGAATAATGCCATGCATCAAGTGACTGGTCTTTCACAGTGTTATACAATCCGAACATTATTCTCCCTCCATCACCTCGGTTTATAATTGTTGGTATACATTGCATAAGCACCGCTATAGCTTTGAGTGTTCTGCCCAGGGTATACCAGCCAGGTCTTTACATTAATCTTAATCTATTTTTGGCATATATAACTTTAGATGACAATATTCTTTGTTCTTCGTTATATCTACCTGACATAATAGTTTTTTGTATAGATCTATTATCTCTAATAAATGATTTTAGTTCATATTTGTTCATAAGCCTTATCTCGTCATAAGGATTATCTTCTACTCCACAAATTGTTCTAAATACTGCTACTGTTAAATGATTCATTAATTGTCTCCTCTATATTTTTTATAATTACAGAAATAATTATCATTAACTGATATTTCTATTAATTCTATTTCGCTACCAATAGATAACAAAAAAAAAGAGAAATCAATGTCTTCGTCTAGGTATATATAATTATCTTTTTCGTACGATGCAGATGAGATAGAGTCAAGTAATCCTAACCTTGCAAGTTCTGATTTCTTGACTTCTACCCATCCTTTTGTATCCCCTACAAAATGTTTATAAGTCAATAACAATTGGCTTACTCTTTTTATCAGATTTATACACAATTAAAGATAAACTTGGGAATACTGACAATGTATTAACTACATCAATTAATTGCTGATGCGTTATTTTTTCTTTCTTGTCTATTTGCTCATTGCCTTTGAATATTTCGACATCATATCTACTTTTTCTATCAAATGAATATACAGCCTGTTTACTTACATGTTTTACAGTTTTGTATAGATTTGATACAGCCCAAGTAGTATGTGCAAATATTTTTGATAATATTGATATTACAGTAAGTTTATTCATCTACACCTCCGTAATATTCTTTCATACTTCTACCGAAATAATCCCATACTGGTATTTTTTCTTTTAGTACTTGATCCATATCTTCAAGACTTGGAAGTACAATTTCATCGTATTCTAAATCACGACCTCCATTATCTAAAAAGTCTTGTATTTTATTTTTTATTTGACTCATATCCTCTCCTTATAAGGGTTATAATTTACAACAAAGTAACAAAAAAAAGGAGAAATTAATCTCCCTTTTTTATTTAATCTCCTATAGATAATACAGGAAATGTTTCACTTTCTTCTTGATTTGCATAATGCATAGCACCGCCATCGTTTCCTTCATCATCACATTGCGAATACAGCCAACTACCATCATTTAATTTAAATGCTACTGGTCTGTTATGCCATCCCATATAATCTGCTTCTTGATCAGACATATATTCAACTGCTACTATTTGTTTGCCAAGTACACGTTTTTCCGCTATTTCAGTCCACCTGTTTTCTATTTTACGTTCTTTACTCATCTTTTCTCCTTATTAATTTCCAATCACCTTCTTGTATCACTTTTATATACATTACATGCATTACTTGGTTAGAGTTTAACTCTCCGTCCATCCATAGATCTTCAGTAGGAACTTCTTCCCACTTATCTTCATCTATGTAATCTATATTCCATACATCTAATTTAGTTTTTGCGTTTGCCATTTTGCTCCTTCAGTTTAAGATATTTTTCTTCTAGAAATTCTATTTTTCTATTCAGGTCTTTAATTTTATTTAATGCTATACTAAGATCATTTCTATATTCATTTATAACAATCTCTGATTCATAAATTTTTGACTCTAGTTGTGTTATTTTAAGTTGTGGAATAGTATCTCTTTCAACATCATAATCACTAGGATATTCTCTTATAGTTTGATTTAAATTTTTTATTTCTAGTAATATTTTTTCATGTTCAATTTTCATTTTTTTTCCTCGTATATGTTAAGTAGTAACAAAAAAAAAGAGAGCCCGTGAGGGCTCTCTCATTTATAACGATTAGTTCGTTGATGGTAGGCTGATTGTTACCATATCTGCGTCTTTATTTAGTTTATCACGCCAAATATTGTAAGAATTACCTGATGCTGATAATCTGATATTACCTTTGAATTTAATCATTTCTTTTAATACATCAAGACACTTTGGATGTGGCTCTTCTGTTAAAGATAGATTGTTTTCTGTAATACCTACTGATACAAAATCTACATTTTCATTAAGTGTAGTATGTTTTGTGTTATCAGAATCTTTTACTTGTTCCCAACATGTAACTTTGATATCCATTTGAATATCCTTTCTGCTTATAATAAGCGATTAATTAACTAACATAACATAAAAAAAGAGAACGTATATGATACAAAACTCGTTTTTTAATAATATCTTTTTCCAAAAATAAAGAATATAACCATGCTCGGTAGTCCTATTTCATACTGACGGGAGACTTACAGGTTATATTTTTATTAACTATTGAATAGATCTATAATGACTTTCTACGCAATCATTACAAACTACATTGTTTTTACAATCAATTGTAGATTTTTCATTACTACACATATAATTACAATACATACATTCTTTCCATGATAGTATGTTATTTGTGTGTTTCTTTATTAGTTTATTTAAACTTTGCATATATACCTCCGTTATTAACAATACATAAAAAAAGAGGAAGCCTGTAAGCGTAGAAACTTACAGGCTTTTATATGAAGATGTAGGGGAAACGATGCTGATAAGACATCGTGGAATATAATGAATATTATACATAAAAAAAGAGTACACGAATGAACGTGTACTCTTTCTCTACTAATGTATAGTTACTTTAATCTTTGCATCATCTCTGCCTGCTTTGAATGCTTTGTATGCAGTCTTGATAGGTTTTAATGATAGTTTAGGTGATTTAGTAGATAATCTACCTAACTTGTATGCAATTGATTCTAACCTGAATTTCTTCATAACATATTCCTCTAATTTATTATTGTTAACAATACATAAATAAAGAGCAAACTAACAAGTAGTTTACTCTTTGTATTTATCCTATTAACATATCACAATAATCATCAAATTTACAATCAATACATGTTTTACCATTGGTTTCTACATATTTTTTGTCTAACATTACATTACATTTTATTGGGCCATTTAATTCACATTGTCTACCTACACATTTGTATTTCATTATATTCTCCATTATATTATTGTTAACAATACATAAATAAAGAGCACTCACAAATTAATGTAAGGA